ATACTAAAGAAAAGGTTGCAAGCGCAGGTGGGGCAGGAACTGTTGCAGACTACTGGAGGTCTGCTGCTGGACAAAAGGCTGCAGCAGAAAACCTTGCAGCAGAAAAAACAATGCAGGCAGTAAAACAAGATATTGCATCAAAGAAGGGTGGTCCAGTCAAAGATACTTCAAAGGGGTCAAAAGATAATCCACTTTCTTTCCTTGATACATTAGCCATGAGATTAAAGCAAGTAAGAGATGGCGCATTCAATGCACTTAAGCCAGTAGACTCTCTGCTTGCAGCATTTAGAGATAAAAAAACACAGCAGGGTGCATTTAAATTATTTGACGGAATACAAAATAGACTATTAAAGATGGGTGTAGGTCAAGACCTTAGAGATGCAGTTGCCTCAATGTCTGCTCAAGACTTTGACAAGGTTGCAAATTTAACGGGTAAAGACGCTTTATTTACATTTAAAGAGGGTAAGAAAAAGACAAAAGAAAATATTACTGGTTTAACAGATACTGGTAGGGCTGTAGACAGGGGTTACAGAGAAGCAAATATTGGAGACTTTAATCTTGTAAACGAGACTACTGTAAAAAATATTCAAGATCAAACTAAGGCATACAACATGCTAATCTCAAGCGGTGTTTCTGCTGCTCAAGCATTAGAGATTGTTGCTGACCAAGGTCAGGCTGCAGCACTTGCTGGTGAAGCAATTAAAATGTCCGATCCAGAATGGAAGACATACATTGCAAACATAAAGTCTGCAAACACAGCACTTGAAAGGCAAGCCGTTTTAAACAAAGCAATAAAATCAAATGAAGACTTTAAGATGTATTCCGAAATGCCAAAACTTGTTTCTCAGATGAAGGAACTTGGATATAGTACTGATCAGATTGATGCAGTACTTGGAGACCCACAACTTGCAAAATTCTTAGTGGATGACTTAAAAGATGGCAAGATAGATGCTCAAGCAATTGTAGATCTTTTAAATAACATTGAAGCAAAAAAGATAATTGATATTCAAGTTTCTCTTAATAAAGGAGATTTAAAAGAGGCTGGGGACAAGGGAAGACAGATTGTAGATGAGTTATTTGCAGCACAAGAAGCACTAATACGTACGGGCCCAGAAGCAATGAAACTAAAAGGTAATGAAAGACAGATTAGAGATCTTGAAGGACAAATTGCTCCATTCCAAAGACAGATTGAATTACTAAATGATCAAATTGAAGATGGTCAAAGAGCCATTGAAGAAAATTACACAAGACCAATTGAGGACCTAAACGAACAGGTTAGTGATTTAAACCGTGAAATAGAAAAAAACCCATTATTTGGTGATCGTGCAATTAAAAAGATTCAAGATGAAAACAACATTCTTTCAAATGATTTAAACATTATAAATCATGCAGCAGAAGAAGTTAATAAGAAGTACGATGAGCAAGCAGAGGCTCTTTCAAAGGTTCAAGAAATTAATGCTAACATTGCTGAGCAACAAAAGGAACAACTCGATTTAGCAGATGCTTTAACTCAAGGAGATATTGCAGCAGCAGCAAGAGCAGCACAAGGAATGAGAGCAACAGGTGCTTCACAGTTTGCTTCTGGTCAAGCAGATGCTCTTCAGCAAGCAAGAGAGAACGCTCTTGGATCTTTAACTGGACCACAAAGTGGATTAACTTCAGATCAGATAAGTGAAAAGCAGTATCAGAATGCACAAAAGATTTATCAGATGGAAAATGATCCAAGAAGGCTTGAGATATTAAACCAGATTCAAATTAAGCAAGATGCAATCTATAACCTTGAAGAAGCCAGAGAAGGTGCTTTACTTAAGATAAGAGATCTTGAGGATCAGATCTGGAAAATTGAAGAGTTCTCTATTGAGCCATTACAAGAAAGAATTGATTTACTTAACTATGAAAATGCAGCACTACAGCGCAGTCTTGATAAGCAAATAGAAAACCTTAAGGTACTTGGTAAAACAAGAGATGAATGGGATGCTATTAATGCAAAACTTGATTATGCTGCAGCAATAAAGAAAGCAATGGAAAACTCTGCAGACCTAGCAGGACTACTTGCAGCAGCAGAACAACTAAACTTAACATGGGCAGACATCCTTGCAAAAATGGCTGAATACGCATCTGGAGTTCCTGGATCAGTTCAGGGTGCAGTAAATGCAATTGGTGGGGTTGGAGCAAATGCTTATGTTGCTCCTGGAGAAACAGCAGAGTCACTTGCAGCAGCAGCAGAATTTGATAGAATAGTTTCAGAACTTGACGCAGCGCAAGCAGCAGTTGATGCAGGTACTGGTGGTGGCTATGGCGCAGATGCTGCCTACGATAGATTACAAGCAAGACTTGCTGCAGCGCAGGCTGCATACGATGCAATTGTAAATGCTGGAATTGATCCCAATGCATCAGGTGGTGGCGGTGGACTTGCAATGCAGTATCAATCATCTGGTGGTTTGATCAAGCCTAAGTATTTTGGAATAGGTGGTCTTGCTCGTGGATCAGATACTGTTCCAGCGATGTTGACTCCAGGAGAATTTGTAATGAGCAAGTATGCTGTTCAATCTCATGGTGTAGATAGGATGAAGTCAATAAATAGTGGTTCATCTGTAGGAGACTCAGTGTATAATTATAGTATTAGTGTTAATGTAAAATCAGATGCAAACCCAGATGATATTGCAAGAGTTGTAATGACACAAATAAAGAGCATTGACTCACAAAAAATCAGGGGGAATAGATTATAATGGCAACTAATAACTATATGTCTGGTAGAAAGAAATACTCTAGACCACAAGCCGTTCTTTTTGCAGATAACCCTGGAACAAAGATTAATGGTTTCTATGTACCAGATGGTCACGAGATAGGGGCCTATACAGGCTCTGAGGCCAATACAGGAGACTTTTTAATCCTGTCAGATGATAATAGATCAGAGATAGACTTTAAGCCCGTTAGAATTGAAAAACGTGAAAGAATGATTAACGGCAGAATGAGGTCATATCACGTTGCAGATAAACTAAATATATCTTTATCTTGGAGCATGTTGCCATCCAGAGCCTACGATACTAAAGCAGACTTTGACATTAATGGAAATGCAGATATGCTTAAAACTGTTTCTAGACCAAGCCCATTAGAGTTTACTACTGATGGTGGAGCAGGAGGAGTAGAACTTCTAGATTGGTACAAAAACCACAATGGATCATTTTGGGTTTATCTTGCGTATGATAAATATACAAACTTTGAGGATAATCCAGACACTCCTCAAGACGAAAGATTTAATAATACAAATAGGTATAATGAAATTATAGAGGTTTTTTTATCAGACTTTAACTACTCTGTAGTAAAAAGAAGTGGGCTTAACTTTGACTTTTGGAATGTCTCTTTAACACTGGAAGAGGCGTAATGTTTCAAGACAAAGATTTATTAAATCATATAGAAACAAGTTCTTCTATTAAAACTCAGTCTGCAGTTATTGCAGAGTGGAACATGAATATTCCAACAAATATTTTTACAATTGGTAACTATCGATATAGACCAACATCTACATCCCCATCCGACTCAAAATATAATCTTCGCATGGCAAGTTTTGATTTAAATGATGACGGAAAATATTATACTGGTGCTACAGATGCAGATGTTGTTATTGACGGAGGGTTTGAAGATAATGGAGACCCCACAACCCTTATAGCCTATAAGGATAAGTTAAAAATGCTTTACTCTTTAGAGGATTGCTTTAAACCACAACGACCAAGATCTGGAATAAATAAAGCAACTTATATTAATGGAAAATATTTGCACAATGCAAATATAAACATGGCTAAAAGACCAAGATACTATATGCCAGACAAAAATGATCCATTTAAATACTGGACATCCTTTAGAACTGAAAACGGGATTGAGTATGGAATTGCCAATAAGACAATCAATGGAAGACATAGGATTGAAGACGCTGCTCCGTTTATAGTATATAAAGATAAGGTCCCAGCAAACAGACTTGTTGTAAAAATGCAAACAAACACGGGTGAACTTGACTATGGAACATTTTCAAATTCATCAGAGACGATCTTTGACCCTTACTTTGGAGACACAAACAAGACAGTCCCCAACGTGTGGAAGATTGAAGTTTTAAACGATAAGAGCACCTGGGTAGAAGTAGTTTCTTTTTCTGAAAAAGATAAAAGAAAAGACGGAACTAGCATTATTAAGTCAGATGGTTATGTAGAAATGTCCTATGGGCTTATAGTTCCAAAAAAATATTCAGACATATTTATCTTTAGAGGAGAGTTAGCATCTTTAAGTCTTAGACCTGAAACAGCAGAAGAAGGAGATGCTTTCCTAATAGTAGAAAATGATGGAGAACTTGGATCATATAGTATTTGGTATGACTCAGAGTGGAAAACTTTTACACCAACATATGGATGGCAACTTGAAGAATCTGCAGTAGATAGGTTTACAAACTTTGTAACAGATTTCACATCTCCAAAATACTATAACGTTGGATCAATAAAAAAATATAAAGAGTTTGAATATATTTATGGCATGAGAATAGTTGTAGATAGCATGAATAAGTTTGACTCATCTTTTGATCTAATTGAAATGTCTCCAAGATTAACTGCAGATCTTTCAGATAGGGTAATGGAATTTTCGGTAAATAAGAGTGCATCAGATTTAGGTGTAAGCGGTTTGCCAGTAGGACAACTATTGGCCTCTACAGGAAAACTTCAACTCTTTGATTTTGATGATGCATTTAACAAAAATAATACAGAAAGCATTATTGGAAAGTATATTTTAAAAAACATACAAATAAAGTTGTACGATGTCATTGTTGATGTTAATGGTGTAGACTACTATGTTCCAATTAAGACAATGTACTCTGATGGATTCCCAAAAATATCAAATGACTCAAAGCAAGTTGACATTAAACTAAGAGACTTATTCTTTTATTTTGAATCACAAACAGCGCCACAAATATTGTCAACAAGAACTTCGGTAAGTTCTGCAGTATCGTTACTACTTGACTCTATCGGGTTTTCTAATTATGTATTTAAAAGAGTTGAAGGAGAGTCAGAGGTCACAATACCATTCTTCTTTATTCCACCAGAAAAAACTATTGCAGAAATATTAGAAGACATAGCAGTATCCACACAGACAGCAATGTTTTTTGACGAGTACAATAACTTTGTTATGATGAGTAAAAACTACATCATGCCGTCTATAGAAGAAAGAGAAACAGACCTAACCCTTTATGGGTCATCAGATTCACAAGACTCTGGAGTAATTAAAAATGAAAGAATAGGAACCAAACTTGCAAACATATTAGAAATTACTTCTGAAGATAACGATGTCTATAATGATGGGAAAATTGTATATACAACAAGACATATTCAAAGATCTATTGGAAGTATTAAACAAGCAAGTCTGATTGATAATGAAAAAACCTGGATCTATAAGCCAGTTCTTCTTTGGGAAGTCTCAGGAACAGAAAATACAAAATCAATAAATAACGAAGTTGGGAATATGTCTTCTTATATGCTAAGTGCAATTCCACTTAACTCAAACCTTTCTGCTCTTGTGCCAAGCGTTAAAAATAATTTAGTTGTAGACAATGTCATGGATCTTGGTGAAGGTGTTTACTGGATTACAAGATATAACGGATATTTATATTCTAACGGTGAGATTATTAAGTACGACGCTGTTCAATATAATATTGCTGGTACTGGAGATGTTTGGATTAATAACGTACAGGAATACGACAAGTATTTTTCATCATTGCCGTTTAATGGAAAAATTTATCCGACTGGGCTTGTAAGGATTTATGCAGAACCAAACTATGAAGAAATATCTGGGATAGTTAAATTAAAAAATGGTCCAGTTGCTAAACATGGAAGAGGACAGTTTGGAACAACAGTTGTGCTGCACTCTGCTGGGCTTAATCCGTATTGGTCAGACAATGCAAATGTTCGTGGCTGCACAATGGACTCTAAGTATTTATTTAAATTAAATCAAACAACTCCCCCAACTGTTGTTGGTGCAACAGGACTTAATAGCAAATTGGCACAAAAGACTACAAGAAATGGCATCATTAAAAACTTTTTAGCATCTAAGTATATTTCAGAAACAGATATTAACAGTATGCTTTCAACTCAAAGTGGTACTGTTCAATCATCAGCACTTGTCATGAACGGTCCAGGGTTTACAACAACAGAGTCACCCATTGATTTTGTTTCTTATGTCTACAAACCTTTAACAGATAAGTTTAAACATTTTGGAACAAGGATGAGAATTATTGGTAAGATTGAGAATGATCCCAATGTTGGTCAAACACCAGTTGGAGCATCAACATATTTTACAGTGCCAGGAACAACGCCAGATAAAAATATAAATATCTCAGGAGGGTCTGGCGGGCTTGCAGTAATGATAAACCCAGAAACAAACAACGGGTACTACTTTGAAATTATTGCTCTTGGTGCAAACAATTTAAATGATAAGCAAAAGACGAATGTCCACAATGTGTTGTTTTATAAGATTAAATCGCCAGTTGTCGGGGATGTTAATATTCAGTCAGTTACACCAGCAGTACCAGTTAAACTATATGAAGGCCTAACAAGCATTATTGTTGATGATGGAAAGTTTACTGGACAATACAGAATGGCTGCAGAAGAATATCCAACAGTCTATGATCTATCCGTTGAGTACCAAGAAGTAGGAACAAGAAGAAGGTTTTTCCTATACCTCAACAACAACCTAATTGCTACTGTTGATGACACTGATCCACTACCTATATATAATAATATGGCTTTATTTGTTCGTGGCTCTTCAAGAGTAATGTTTGAAAATCTTTATGCTTTAGCAAATAACTATTCACAGAATACAGCATTTCAACTAGACACCCCAATTGCCTCAGTATTTGGGGACTCAGAACTTAATGCTAATGATTCTTTTATGAAGTATGCAATGAGTGGAGTTGTACAGGGAACATACCTTGCTGGGATTAGTTCTGCAGAACCTCCAAAATTTAGTATGTATTTTGATGAATTTGGAACTATTATGAGAGAGGCAGCCTCTTTTAATATTAAATATGATAAGGCATACCCTGCATTATATGCAAAACTATCTCCAACCTTTAACAGACTAAAGGGGTATTCTGTTTCTGGATTTAGGGCTGGATCATATGGGGCAGAATTTTTAATCTTTAACTCAACTGACACAGCACTAAGTCTTGATGAAAGTAGTGGAAACTATTTAAGGATTCAAGGAATAACTTTTACACAGCAATCAGATAACGACCTTACGGTAGACGCATACTTTTCAAAAAATAGTGACTTATCAGATCCACAGTTTGTTGGAACCACCCTTGTGTCCTATCCAAATAAAATTAAAAAAGATTATGAGGACATTAAGATGAGCCGAATGGCATATGGCAAAAAAGATTTTTCTCTTGAGGTTCCATACATTCAGTCACATGGTGATGCAGAAAATCTTATGTCTTGGGTTATTAAAAAAATCATGAAGCCAAGAAGATCTATTGGTGTTAAGATTTTTGCAAACCCAATGATTCAATTAGGTGACATAGTATCTTTAGATTATATTGAAAACGGTATAGATAAGACTGGATCTGCTAATTCAAGATTTGTCATATATAATATAGAGTATTCAAAAAATCAAGATGGTCCCGAAATGACAGTATTTTTAAGTGAGGTAGTGTAATGGCCACAGGCTCAACAGCAAATCAACCAGCATCAACATCCCAAGCCGTTGTTAACCCAGCAGTCCTTGTTGCCACTCCCGCACTAATTGCATTAAGCAACTTGCCACTTGACATAGATATTATGGCAGATCTGATCTTTGAAAATATTGGTGGTCAAGAATTAATAAACATATCAAGAAGTGACATCATTAATGGACAAGATGTTATATATAGTCCAATTAAAAATTTAAAAAATCTATATTTAGAGTATAACGCTAATAATATAATTAGACTTGAGAATGCTGCAGAAACGTACTTTAAAAATTTTCCAATAAGACTAGAAAATAAATTGCCATATAGTTCTAGTGGAATTTTAGAAGATGTTGTCTACCTTGATTCTGAAGGAAATCTTGTAATCAATGTTTCCAACCTAGAAAAAGATGAGCAGGTAGAGGTTCAGATAATAAACTCTGGAGAGATACTTGATGGTACAATATATCAGGGGACGGAATAATAATGATAACTAATATAGGTAAGAATATTTTAGCAAAGTACTTAGTAGGACAGGCACCAGCCTATGCCTCATATATTGCCATTGGTTGTGGACCTACCCCACTAGCCCTTGATGGACAGTATGGAGACTATTCAGGAAAGCAATCTTTAGATTTTGAAATGTTTAGAGTTCCAATTACTTCTCGTGGATATGTTACAGAAAATGGTCAGTCAAAAATTGTATTTACTGCAGAACTTCCAACAGCAGAAAGATATGAAATAACAGAAGTTGGAGTATGGTCAGCAGGATCAAACCCAACTGCTGGAGCATACGACAGCAAGACCCTTTATTCTTTTAGCACTAACGAAAACTGGGAGCATCAGGTAGACACCAACTCACTAAGTATCCCAAGCATACAAATTCCTTTAGGAGAAAACAATGTAATTGCTGGATCATATACAATAGATTCATCAAGAAAGTATTCTGCAACTGGAACATTGACAGAACTACCAGTATTTCAAACCAATGCAGACAACACAATATTCACAAACTCTGAGAGAGTTGACAGACATGAAAGATGCAGATTTTTAAATAACACAATGGTTGTTAGAGGAGATCTAACAAATATTTCTGTTGCATCAGGCAGACTGGTTGTGCCAAGTAACTCAAAATATATACACCTAACTGGTATAAATTTGGATTTAAACAAAAACGCACCATCAGATGAACTAAGACTGGCATTCTCTGTAATCAACAAAGATGGAGAGTCTAGTGTACAGCCAGACGAAGTTAGAATAGTAATGGAGTTTTCAGATGCAACAACTGGTGCTAACGCACAGTCTGCAAAGTTTGAGACTACGATTAAAGAGTCAGACTTGGGCGTAGATTTTGCAAGCAATAGATACTTTATTTCAAAGAAAAAATTAGAAGATTTGTACAAGAGCAATGGATTTACATGGAGCACCGTAAAGGCTGTTAAAATTTATGCATCAGTAATTAAAGATAATGTAATTTCAAATAATTACTATGTCTGCTTTGATGCATTAAGATTAGAAAATGTAACATCTGCAAACCCTATATATGGTTTAAGCGGTTACTCTGTTATTAAAAATACAGCATCTCAACCAATTATTAAATATCCTAATACAACAAACCACATTGAATTTAGGTTTGGCATGGATGTATTATAATGGCAGATCCAATAATTAAAAAGGTAATTATTAAAAAAGAAGACCTTCCAGCGTTTAATGGTTTAACAGGAGAGTATTCAGTTAGATATAGAATTGCTTCTGAAGATAAGAATAGATACTCTCACTGGTCACCATATTATTCAGTAGCAGTTCAAATGTTTCCCACAGTTCAATGTTCCGTAGTAGTAACAGGCAGGGTAGTTAATATGGTATGGCAACAGCCAAGCGGATTAGCAGTAAAGCAATATGATATTTATTTTAAAACTGGAACAGGTCCAACTGCCGTATGGCAGTATATGGCCACAACAACAACCACACAGTTTTCAACTTTGATTGCTAATACAGTTTCTACACTGACAGTTGCAGTACAAATACCTACATATCCAAAGGCATATTCGTCTACTGCTGCAATATTTACCTCTGCGCCACTAGTGGTTTAGTGGTATAATTATATAACCATGGCAAAAATACCACTACCAGAGCGTGGGCAACCACTAGATGTAACTTATATTTCTCAGATGGCCCAGGCGATTAATGAATTGTCAACCGCTATATCTCCATCCACGTACAAGTACACATCAATTGATACCCCAAATGCTGGAAGACAAAATATTAAGGGCAGCGAAGCAAGAGTGATTGCTGGAAATGTCCGTGTTGTGAATAGTGGAACTATCACTGCTGGAGAAGAAAAATCTTTTACATACTCTTTCCCTGGAGAATTTAAGTACACACCAATTGCAACAGCAACTGCACTTAACACTGGTAATACTGTTGCTGGTAAAAATGTAACCGTAGTATTAAAAAGCATAACTACCTCTGGACTTGAAGGCATGGTTAGATTCAATACCTCTGGAGATGTGTCTATAGATGTTAATCTAATTATCATCGGCGTACCTAACTAATGTTGAAATGTTTTAGATGTAACGGAAGAATGTTTCTTGACAGACAGTACAGCACAGTTGGTCATCTTGAAACATATTGCATGAAGTGTGGGTCAAGAAGTTTCTTTCATCCACCACAAGACTCTTTGGAGGGGCAATGGCTGTTAAAAAAGGAAGTATCGAGAGTGAAGGCTACAATGTCCTCCCTATAATACAGGGAAATAAAAA